CGCGTTTTTGTGCGGGAGACCCCACGCCCGTTCCACGGCAGCTGCGCCGTAGAGATTCAGACCGCCCCTGGGGGGAGCGGATGCACAAAGAAAATGCATCCGCTTTATGTGTTGTGCCAGCGGTCACCGCGTTCTGCATGAATGCGTGCATGGCAGGCCTTGCACAGGGCTTTCAGGTTCTCACGGTCATGAGTTCCGCCCTGAGATAGCGGAAGCATGTGATGAATCTCCTCGGTTGGTGTATAAACACCCTTCGCAAGGCACTCTTCACAAAGCGGATGAGCAGCGGCATAGCTGTCACGGATTCGCTTCCAGGCACGACCGTAGCGACGCTTGGTGGCGGGATCTCTATCATAATGTTCGTAGCGTCTGGCTTCCTCCTTGGCATGCTCCTCACAGAAGCGACCGTCCGTGAGATTAGGACAGCCTGGATAAGAACAGGGACGCTTCGGTTTTCTCGGCATCAGTTTCACCTCCTTGCGGCATAAGAAAAGCCCTGCAGGAAGTAGATCCTACAAGGCTTCTGTGATTATCTTTTTTGCTAGTCTAATACTATCAGAAGTTGATGGTGTCATTCTATGTCTTTTCGTGCCCATCTTCGGTTGGCTCAGGAATTTTTATTTCCTGCAGCACACGGCTGTGGAGCTTGTGAATGTAGCGAAGCTCGTAGTTCATATCCACGGCGATCTTTTCCCAGGATTCACAGCAGATGTAGCGCTTTGCCAGAAGATCCTGATATTCAGGATTGGAAACGGACTGGATTGCATGAGTGATTTCTTTCTTCAAATTCACCAGCTTTTCCATATCTTCTGTAATCTGTTCCTCCAGGTCGATGATCTTCATGACACATTCCTCCAGACGGGAGTTACCACGGTTTGGGCTTTTAGGCATATCCGAATAAGTAGCGGTGCAGCGGGTAGCCAGATCATTTAAGGAATCAATCATCTGGGTTTTTGTGATAATGCGCTGATCCAGGTTACGGGCCTGGGATAAATATTCTTTTGCATTCATAGCGTACCTCCGAATAATGAAATTCCCTCGGATTGACCTATGTTGTCGTAGATTGTCATAGATTTGCTTTTACCGCATCAATTAATGCGTTTTGTGTGACTTCCTTCAGGGACAGCGCCTTTAAGATACGTTCATCAATGGTGCCCTTGGTAATGATGTGCTCAATGACGACAGTGCCGGAGGTCTGGCCTTGCCGCCAGAGACGAGCGTTGGTCTGCTGATATAACTCCAAAGACCAGGTCAGCCCGAACCAGATAAGTGTTGATCCACCAGCCTGAAGATTCAGTCCGTGACCTGCAGAGGCAGGATGGATGACAGCAACAGGAATATCGCCATTGTTCCAATCAGTGATATCCTTACTGGATTTTATCTCCCGGACATCAAAGCGCTTCTTGATTCGCTGCAGGTCGTGCTTGAACCAGTAAGCTACCAGGAGTGGTTTGCCATTGGCGGCTTCGATAAGATCCTCTAAGGCATCCATCTTCCGATCATGGAACTCGATGATATTGCCGTCATCATCATAAATGGCACCGTTGGCCAGCTGGGAGAGTTTACCGGTGAGAGAAGCCGCATTAGCAGCCGTGATTTCTCCTTCCGGGAGCTCCAATATAAAGTCTGCCTTCAGTTCCTCGTAGCGTTTTTCTTCCTCCTCGGATAGCTGCACTTCGTATTGCGATGTAATCAGCTCCGGCATCTGCAGGTGATCAGTGGATTTCATGGAAATCGTAATATCCGATATTTTCCGGTAGATGGCATCCTCCGCATAAGGCATGGGCTTGTAGGAGTAGATGATTTCACCATTACGTTTGTCCGGAATAAAGTAGTTGTTACGGTAGTGGGTGATGAAGCGTCCTAAACGCTCTCCAAAATCCAGAAGCTTGAATTCGGCCCAGAGATCCATAAGACCATTGGAGGAAGGTGTGCCGGTAAGACCGATGATTCGTTTTACCTTAGGTCTGACCTTCATCAGAGATTGAAATCGCTTTGACTTGTGATTCTTGAAGGAAGAGAGCTCATCAATGACGACCATATCGTAATCAAAAACAAAGCCACTGAAATCTATCAGCCAGCCAAGGTTCTCACGGTTAATGATAGTGATGTCGGCTCCGGTTAAAAGTGCAGCGCATCGTTCCTTCGGTGTCCCCACGCAGACAGCGTAGGTCAGATGCTGCAGGTGCTCCCATTTTGCAATTTCCGCAGGCCAGGTATCACGGGCCACCCTTAAAGGCGCGACCACTAGGATGCGGTGTGCCTCGAAGCTGTCAAACAGCAGGTCTGCGATGGCAGTCAGGGAAATGACCGTCTTGCCAAGACCCATATCAAGGAGAACTGCAGCGATAGGATGCGTTTCGATATAGTTGATGGCATAGGCCTGATAATTATGGGGTGAGAAGTTCATGAAGCATCCCTCCAATCTGTTCCACACCATCAATCACATAGACCTGAAAGCCAAGTGAACGTAGCAGCCTGTGCCTTGCTATTTGAAGCGGGCGAGGCTTTTTGCCAGGAGCCTTCAGCTCTACGAAGGCGATGATCCCATCAGGTAATAAGACGAGGCGATCGGGCATTCCTGCAAAGCTCGGAGACACGAATTTTACAGCGATGCCTTTATGCTGCTTTACCATCCGGGTTAACTTGTTTTCTATCTGTTTTTCTAACATTGTCATTCTCCAATCAGTGGTTATTTTTCTGATGTGCAAGGTGTATCAATGGTATTTACATAACTTTTCTATATATGATTTTTTATAGCCTATAGAAAAGTCTATACAGAGACATTGATACATCTTGTCATTCGGTTCGATCAGTCTAAAAATTCCTCATCAAAATCGTCCTCAGTACGCAGGCGAAGTCCTTTAAAATAGCGCTTTCGGCTCAAGGTGACACGCTCGTATCCGGCATTTTCCATAGCAAAGTAGAAGTCCGCTGTGGAGCGTACATACTCATTGCAATCGATGCAGTGATTGCGGTAGGCCTGATATAGGCTAGAGGAGTTTTCTTTATACTCATCACCTATGATGCACTTATCCTCTAAGAAATGTCCGAACCAGTCATTCTGGCTACGGTAATCATCGATGGCATTCTGCACGCAGGCCGGAACCGGGATGTGGTAGTCAGCATCGATAACTTTCTTGCTACCTTCGATGATCCAGGAGAGGATCGCGCCGCCAGCATTGTCATAGAGATACTCACTGTAATTCTTGATGTCGCTGCTGCCTGTGATCTTGGCATTAAAAGGAATAACGATGAGTCGCCTCCAGATACCATCATCGGATGCACTGACGCGAGGCAGGTGGTTGGTATACAGCACCAGCGTGTGGCAGGGCTTGAAGGAAAATGGATCCTTATATTTCTTCTCTGCAAAGACATCATCGGTAGAGCAGAGCTGCTTGACGGTAGAGTCATTAAGCCTTGCACCTTCCTGCATCTCGGCAGCAATGAGAAGTCGCTTACCCTTGACCTCGGCCATTTCCGGTTTGATGTTTCTGCGACAGCCTACGGTCAGGGTATCCGCAGAAATGTTTCCGGAGTAGAGGCCCAGCACGCGGGAGATGGCATTCCAGAAGGTGGATTTACCATTGCGACCATCACCATAGGCGATGATCAGAGCTTCTACATAAACCTTGCCGATGGCAGAAAGGCCGCAGATCATCTGGACGTAATCGATGAGCTCCTGATTGTGCTGGAAGATGAGATTCAAGCTGTCCAGCCAAATCTGCATGCCTTTCTGGTTTGGTGAAACGCTGGTAATCTTAGTGATAAAGTCCTCCGGCGAATGCTCCCTGGCTCCGGCCATACCCTGACGAAGATCAAAGGTTGTCTCCGGGGTACAGAGCGCAAAGCAGTCTGCGTCCAGGTCACGAGGTGAAATCTCCAGCATCGGATGGGATTCCTTCAAAGTAGAAGTCACATTCTTAGAATCACGGCGCTTAATGGCAAATGCCTGATAAGCCTTGGCTGCTAAGAGTTCACGATAGACCTCCAGCTGTTGATCGTTCATAAGCTGTTCTGCTTTTGACTTTGATGCGCTATCAAGAATGTTCTGTGCACCGCAATTCTTCATTTTATCCAGTGCTTCCATGAGATCTCGGTTTGCTTCCTTTAGCTGTCTGCGGGTAAGTTCGTGAGCCACGGCCTGAGCACCTGGCTCTGATTCCTGCCAGTAGTGATCGGAGTAGCGAATGAAGTGAGTGGCGGGAGAATAGCGAAGCTCGTTTGAGAAGTATTTTGCTAACACCTCAGCCTGTCCCACATCGGAGTAATCCTCCGGTTTATAACAGGAAGGATCGTTGTAGAGCTTCGGTGCAACATAGCCCTCCTGCTGCTGGACACGAGCATAGAAGCGCTGGGCACTGTGCCAGATAGTAGCAAGCTCAGCAGCATCCAGAGGCGGATCACATTTATCTGCTTCTTCCAGAAATGCCTGATAGGCCGTGTCACCGTCGCCATATTTCTTGATGACCTTTCCAGCGAAACGAGACATGGTTGCATTACGGCTGCCTTCGGGAATCGTTGCGCCATCATATTGACCTTCCGGCATATCCTCATCGAAAATATCCTCATTGAGGTATTCCGTCAGATTCATGCGTCCCGGATATAAAGCAACATCTGCAGCAACAGTGCCAAAGAAGAAGCGGGCAGCATCCAGGGCCTTCGTATCGAAATAGTGAAAGATGGAATTGACCAGCTTTTTCATGTTGCTGTAAAAGGCAGCGTCTGTCACATAATCAATCGGAAAGAGAACGTGAAACTTAGGCCTTGCTGCCTTGCCGTTTTTTACTCTGTTATTGAAACGGCTGTAATGGACTGCGAAGGTCACACCTGGAAAGGCCTGCAAGACATCTTCTGGAGTGATCCAGTCTTCCGGATTCTCGGAATGATCATTATCACAGTCAACTGGAAGACAGTCACTGCCGATGAAGTTGTCGCCATTACGATAGCTGTTCTTATATTCTGCGCACACATAGTCATGACTGACGGCGGCCTTCAGGCTATCTTCATCCAGGATGATGTGTTTATGAGGGTAGGAGCAGTTACCGGGATTGCCGGTAACGTCCGCACTGTAAATGGTAAACATCAGTCGTACACCTCCTGAGCTTCTTCCTCCAGAACCTTTGTGATGAATTTGAGCGCTCGGATCATGGTTTCAAGCTCACAATCACCGCCCAGCATGACCTCGAAGCCTTCTGCATCACCAAAGCGATCTCTTATAACATGGATATCCATATCGGTGCAGGCTGCATCCTTGATGCGAAAATAGGTGCGCCCGCCGTGGCCAGTGTCACCACCTCTATAGCCTGTGGTACCAGCTTCCACTTCGAGAATGTTACAGCTCACAACATCACGGGTGTAGGTAGAGATTTCTGTGCCATCCTTCAATCTGCGTCTGTTTTCTTTGATTTCATACATAGCTTTAAGCCTCCTGATATTCTTCTGTATTCAGGCAGATGCTAAGAAAGCGTCCACCTCTAGTTTCCACTGGAGATGAACGCCTGAGTTGAGCGGATCTTTTTAATCTTTTTTGTAAAAAGGGGTAGCATAGCCATCTGCACGAAGGAGAAGTCCCTTCGCCCAGGGAGGTGTGCGGCCCATCTGTTCACAGACGGCATCCAAGAACATGCGGGGATCCGCTTCGATGACTACTTCATCATGGATATGCATAACGATGGAGCAGTTGCGGAGGGTTCTCATGGCATAGAGAAGAATATCACGGGAGGTGGCTTGTACAATATTTTCCACAAACTTTGGTCCATAGGAATCAAGGCGTTCCCATTTCTTGGTTGGGCCGATGCCTTCATAGGTGATGCAGGCGCCGCCGAACTTGTTCGTACCGAGCTTCGGCTTCACATAGGCCAGGTTTCTACCGGAAGGAAGCGTGATAAAAAGCATGCCACTGCGGCAGGAGAAGGTAAGACCATATACAGTAGTCGTGTGCTTATATTTCACGGCTTCTGTGACAGCATGATCTACATCCCACCAGAATTGCACGATGTGTGGGTTTGACTGACGCCAGGCATCTACAAGGGTAGGAAGTTCATCCTCTGTTAGCCCCATATCGATAGCCCCCATCGCCTTCAGTGCACCGACGGAGCCGCCATAGCCAAGCGCCAGCTCTGCGATTTTACCCTTTTGACGCAAATGTCCATTGATGCCGTGTTTCTCAACAGGGACCTTGAACATCTGACTGGCAGAAGCGCAGTAGATATCCCCGCCCTTTGCAAATACCTTCTGTCGCCATTCTTCCCCGGCAAACCAGGCGATGACGCGGGCTTCGATGGCAGAAAAGTCTGCAACCAGAAATTGTGTACCCTCACGTGGAATGAATGCAGTTCGGATCAGCTGCGATAGGGTATCCGGCACATCTTCATACAAAAGAGAGACTGCATCAAAGTTCCCAGAGCGTACCAGAGCACGAGCATCAGCAAGGTCTGGCAGATGATTCTGAGGAAGATTTTGTAATTGAATGTTCCGACCAGAGAAGCGACCGGTACGATTGGCTCCATAAAACTGAAACATGCCACGGGCTCGGCCATCAGCACAAACCGTCTTTTCCATTGCCTGATATTTACGTACTGAGGATTTGGCAAGCTGCTGACGAAGAGTGAGAACAGAGGCAAGCTTGTCAGGAGCATTCTTTAGGAGCTCGGCTATCGCTTTTTTATCAAGGCTGTCGGTTTCTACACCATTGTCAGAGAGCCACCGCTTCATCTGCAGCACAGAGTTCGGGTTTTCCAGCTTCGTGATGTCCTTGATGGCAGCAGTCAGCTCTTCACGGGAGCGAGCATCCATTGCGATGGCCTGCTGTACAAGCCCCATATCCAAACGGACACCACGATCATTGATTTCCTGGTCAATGTTATACTCCTCCCAGACCGATTCAGTTACAGGAAATTTGCGAAGCTTATGCTGGATGCCCATTTCGGTTTCCACATCACGGATGTTATAGCGCTTGAAGGCTTCCCATTTCTCTGGCGCATGAAAAGGGCGATTTCTCGTCCTGCCACCATTGGATTTTGTAGCAACGCAGGGCTGGCAGAAATATTTGATGAGGTCCTTGCCTTCTGTGAGCTTCTGCTTCTCAAGTCCCAGCACGGCACCGACGCCTTCCAGGGAAAGCGGTAAGCCCATGGTTGCTGCCCAGATCATGGAGCAGCGCCAGCTTTCAGGATCAAGATATTCACCAGTTGGATAGCCTAGGAACCTGGAAAGACAGACACGTTCGAAGGAAGCATTGAAGGCCCATTTGATGATGGTCTCATCCTCCAGGGCGGCAACAATCTTCTCCGGTATCTTCTCGCCGCAGGCAAGGTCCACCACTTGAACAGGGCCGGAGTCGACACTATAGCCAAAGAGTAATATTTCAAAATCAGGAGACTCGCAGTATCGATACACGCCGGTTTTCGGAAGCGGCACATCGCTGTAGGTCTCGATATCAATCGATAAGGTTTTCATAGATTGTCCTTTCTACCAAAAAGGTGGTGAGATTGCTCCCACCACCTCCTTGGATTATTATTCAGTAGATTAGTTTGTCTTCTCGTAAACCTTCATGCGAGCTTCGTGATATTCAAGATCACGCTTAGCACTTTCCTGTTCGCGAATCTCACGCTTGTGGTCATTGATGAGGTTCTGGATCGCAGTGATAAGGAATACCACACTGAACAACAGCCAGATTGCAAGAAGAACAACAACGAGAATAGTCTGTAACATTTCCATAGTTGCCACCTCCATTAATTAAGGAAATCGTCATCTTCATCAGATGCGAAATCAGACTCAGCACTTGCCTTACCACCAAGAGGCTCACCGTCACGAATCTTCTGCAGATTGTTAAGTCCACAGGCGATACCCTTGTTACCGGAGCTGTTGAATGCATAGAAGCTGATGCTGGCGCGACCATACACACCGGAGTAAACCTCGGAGCGAGTAAGAATCGGATTGCGATCTGCATCCACGATGCCAGGAGCAGAGGTTGCATTGGCATTTACGAAATAAGCATTGGTGTAGGCCGGATCGTCCGGACGCTCCATGTCGCCATCACGAAGCGGAGTCTTGATGACAGAGAGGGCAGGTACAGACTTGCCATTGCCTTTGAGCTTGGCCTCGCCCTCCTTGTAAGCGGCCTCAATGGCAACTTCAATCTTGGCGATGGTCTTGGTATCAGACTTCGGAATAATCAGAGATACGCTGTACTTCGGTGTACCTCCATTGATGGATTTCGGCTCCCAGACGTTGGCATAAGACCAACGAGTGTCAGGACCAGTGATTACCTTCATAGGGTTGTTGATTTTTACATTCTTGTTCATTTAATTTTCCTCCATAAAATCAGTTTTTGCATTGTTCATTGCCGGACGTTTATCGCTCTCCGGCACGAGCGTCGGTTTACCTTGCGGCTTTTCAATATAGGCGGTAAGCAGCTCATCGAATCTGGATTTGCCAAGACGCTTCTGCATGGCAGTGATACCAAGGAGCTTCTTTTCATATGGATCAAACCCGGCATCTGTAACTGCCTGGATGACTGCCTCCTCATTGGAATACTTGCGGTTGGATCTACCTTCGACCAGCTTCCAGCCAGCCCATTCC